GACCCGACGCGTCCAGAGATTTTTGGGAAAACTATTATTATTTTCAAACCTATAAACACCACTTTGATCGCCACGAGTGCCAACAAATAATCGACCTACATAACAGAAGCCCATTGATACGAAGCACGATGTCGAGCGCTGGCCTGACACTGAGGGAAAGCGATCTTTTTTGGATACCACGCATTGCCGACACCGAGTGGATTTTCAGCCGGCTGTGGAAGGTGGTTACCCTCTATAATTCGAAATACGGCTTCGAGCTATCGGGCGATATGGGACAGGCTCAGCTTACCCGCTATCGGGCGGGCCAGCGTTACGACTGGCATATGGATCTCGGATCGCGGCAGCTGAGTTTACGCAAGCTCACCGCGGTCGTCGAACTGGCTCCAAGAGATCTGATGAAAGGGGGCGGGCTTGAAATCTTTTACGGTGAGTCAGTAAAAAATAAAGTCGAGCTGGACATCGGGGATATTGTCGTATTTCCCTCGTTTATCATGCATCGCGCATCAATAGTAGAAGCCGGGACTCGCTGGAGCCTCGTCTTGTGGCTAAATGGGGCGAGCCCATTGAAGTGACGCTCGTAGCGCAATCGGAGCCGATCGAATAGCCCCAAACCGCTGCGCAGGCGCAGGGGTGTTCGTGTAGTCGCATGTTGTGCGACCTCAGGAAGCAGTGACCACAGTGATACCCGACACCGGCAGGAACTGCCGCTGCCTACGCGACGCATAGGCTAATTCGGCCGAAAGGCCGTCCCAGGCCCGGTACCTTCCGGGCCTTCCATTGCCCCCCTATCTGGGAGGAAGGTTTGATGAATCCAATCACTCAAGCATCGCTGGACCTCATGAAAGGGGCCCTAGCCAAGCCGGACTACACACTCGCCAAGTCGATCTCGACTGGGACCGGCCTGTTGGCTTATGACCTCCAGGCGCCAGCTAAGAACCTTTACCCATTTGTCACGCCTATCAGGAACGTCATCCCGCGCGTCGGCGGCGGGGTCGGCTCTGCAACCAATTGGCGCCAAGTCAACGCGATCATCGGCTCCGGCTTCGACTCGATGGGATGGGTGCCGGAAGGCCAGCGCTCGGGGCAGATGAGCTATTCGACTTCGACCAAAACGTCCACTTTTGTGACGATTGGCGAAGAGGACGCCGCGACCTTTGAGGCGATCTCCGCCGGTCGCACATTCGAGGACGTTCAGGCGAACATGGCGTTCCGCCTTCTGCAAAAGATGATGCTCAAAGAGGAGATGGCAATCCTCGCGGGCAATGCGTCGTTGACCCTCGGTACGCCCTCAACCCCGACCTTGTCGGCGTCAGGCTCCGGTGCGACGCTCGCGGCCGCGACCTATTTCGTCAAAGTCGTAGCGCTGACCCTTGAAGGTTACCAAAACTCGAGCCTTCTGAGCGGTGTCGCCACCACGAAGATGGTCGCCGGTGCCGACGGCAAAAGTTTCATGCTCTCAGGCGGGTCCTCGAACATCAGCGCCGAGGCGAGCCAGGCGGTGACTCTCGGCCAGACGCTGTTTTGCACTGTCGCTCCGACCCAGGGAGCGGTTGCCTATGCTTGGTACGTCTCAAATACGACGGGCACCGAAACGCTGCAGCCAATGACGACAATCAACAGCGTGGCGATCAGCTCGCCGCTCAGCATCGGCACGCAGTCGCAGACGGCGATTACCGCCGACAACTCGGCCAACCCGAGTTATGCGTATGACGGGTTGCTGACGACAGCGCTAAAGGCGGGGTCGAACGCCTATGTCAGTATCCTACCGACGGGGACCGCCGGTACCGGGACATCGCTGACCGCGTCGGGCCGGGGTTCGGTCGTCGAGATCGACACTATGTTCCAAAAGATGTGGGACAATTTCCAGCTGTCGCCGACGGTTCTCTACGTCAACTCACAGGAGTTGAAGAATATCACCGCAAAAGTGCTGTCGAGCTCCTCGGGTCCGCTGCTGCGCTACGACACGCCGGCGGACGGCAGCGCCGGCGAATATCAGTTAACCGCTTCTGGAGTAGTGCAGTATTACTATAACCCGTTCGCGATCAACGGCGGGCTTCGAATTCCGATCAGGATCCATCCGCGCGTGCCGCCCGGCACGATCATTGCCTGGGCTGAAAACCTGCCGATCCAGTACCAGTCGAACGAAGTGCCCAACGTCGCCGAGGTCAAGACGCGGCAGGACTACTACCAGATCGACTGGCCCATTGTTACCCGCCAGCGCCAGGTAGGCGTCTACGCCGAAGAGGTGCTGGCCGTATACGCACCTTTTGCGATGGGTGTTATTTGTAACGTTGCGAACGGATGATGGTGGTGTCCGATATCTCGGCGCCTCCGACGGAAGTATCGACTGCTGCAGCCCCCGGGTTCGCCCCGGGGGTTTCGGTAGGGGAGAATCTGACGCTGCTTCGGGCCGCCTTCGCGCAGGACGAGGCCAATCACGGCACGGTTCGCTATCCCATAGATGCCGACGGGCTGGTGCGCGTCCCGCTGGAGGCCGTTGGCCCGTTGATCTGGAATGGAGGGTTCGCCGTGCCAAAAACCGCTGGTCACATGTTTTCGCTTGGCTTTGTCAAGCTGCATCACAGTGACGCTTCCGGGTGCAGCTACAGCGGCGAGGGATATAGCAGCGATGAGAAGGGGGATGTCCTCGTACCTGCAGAGGCCGCTTTCGAGCTCTTGGCGCATGGGTTTGTGCCTGTGCTTCAAAGCCCGACATCGACATCGACACGCACGAGGCCGGTACCGGTCAATCGGTCTGTAAAAGGTTGATCCAGTGGCTTTTGGCGATCTGACGACGCTTGCCGATGTCAAGGCGTGGCTGCAGACAGGGCAGAGCGCCTTTCCCACCACTGACGATGCGCTGCTCGCAAACCTCGTCACCGCGGCGAGCCAATACATCCAGACTTGGCTCAATCGGCAAATTGCGCTGGCGGACTACCTAGAGGTGCGTGACGGGACCGGTGGTCGAAGGATGCAATTTGCGTGCTTTCCCGCCGTGGCCGTGCTGTCTCTGACTATCGATGGTCAGATAATTCCCCGCGCGACCTCTAGTTGGGCAGCAGGCTACAGTTTCAGCCAAACACAGCTCGCGGTTCGCGGCTGTGAGTTCTGCCGCGGAGCTCAGAACGTGATTATCACTTACACAGCCGGGTATTCGACGACCCCTCCCGAGGTGGCTCAGGCGTGCATCGAGCTCGTCGCTCTTCGTTACCGCGAGCGCACTCGGATCGGCGAAGTTTCAAGATCTCGGGGTGGCGCCGAGACCGTCACCTACTCGCAGAAGGACCTGAGCGATGGGATCAAGACCCTGCTGCAACAATACCGGCTTGTGACCCCAGTTACCGGGGTTCGTCCAATGGCGGCCCCGACCGGCGCAGATGCGGCAATCCTTGCGGGTGTTTTGTGATCACGGCGCATCTCGTCGGCGACGACAGAGTGCTAGCGCGGCTGCGCGCCATGCCGGACACAATCAATTCGGGCCTGGTGCGCGCCATCACCAAGCTCGCCATGGATCTCCAGCGCAAAGTGCAGCAGGGTGAGCTCTCGGGCCAGGTGCTTGCTGCGCGCTCCGGATCGTTGAGGTCGAGCATCGATCTAAGAGTCGACCAGAGCGCCGGCTCAGTAGCCGCGACCGTTTTCACCGACAGCGCATATGCTCGCGCTCACGAGTACGGATTCGAAGGTACGGTCAACGTCAGAGCAGGCCTGCGACGCATTACGCAGGCTTTCGGGCGCCCGCTCTCTGGGAAAATGATCAGCATAAGAGCGCACAGCCGCGGGATGGATCTTCCCGAACGCTCGTTTCTGCGCTCGGCACTCGAGGACATGACACCGGCCATTCGCAGCGAGGTGGAAGCGGCTCTGCGCGCCACAGTCACGGAATGAATTCGGCCAAACATGATCCGTGTTGCTGGTTTGTCGGCAATCCTCCCACGAGCGCGCCGCGGTTGCCCGCCAACTGAGAGCGACTGATGATCATTCGAGAGACGATCTATGCGGCACTCTGGACGCTTGGCGCTGGCGCAGCAAGGTTCGCCAGCGCGAACCGCCGTCTGCGGCACTGGGCCGATGTGGCGCCGGCCGAGCAGCCCGCGCTGTTTATGAGCGAAAAAGGGGGACACGCTGCAATAAAGAGGCTCGGCGCGCCGATCGTATGGACACTCCATGCCGAATTCTACGTGTATGTCCACTCGAGTGATCCTTACACCGCGCCGGGAACGATCCTGAATCCGCTTATCGATGCTCTCGAAGCCGCGCTTGCGCCATCACCGACGACCGGAGTGCAAAATCTTGGCCTGCCCGAAATGGTTCAGCACGCCTATATCGCCGGCAAAATCGAAACCGACGAAGGCGTCCTCGGCGATCAGGCAATCGCCATCGTCCCTGTTGAAGTGCTGTGCATCTGACAAGTTAGAAAAAGGGCGCCGGAGCTCCTGCCTTTTTTGCCATTTCTGAGCGCCGACTCTAGTTCCCTGTCGGGCCACGAAAGGCTCCATCGGGCGTCATTCATGGCCCTTCAATGGGCGTTGTTCCAAGGAGTGGCCGATGGCCGAAGAAAATTCCAAAAGGATCGAGACAGCCGAGAACGTTCCGATCGACCAGCTGATCGAGCGGTGGTGGGCGGACCATTTTCCAGGCTCGGCGATCGCGCGCGACACGCAGGCCTGGAATGTCGCCCACGCCGCCAAGGAAAGGTTAAAGCGGCTCTTAAGAGGGAGTGTGTGACATGCAATTGAGCTTCGGCGCGGGTGCAATTTGGGGCGAACGCACTGATGTTACTGGCGCAGGTATTGGCCCACGCCAGTTCGGCGTGCTCCAGGACATCCAGATCGACTTTGACTGGACGGACAAGGAGCTTTATGGCCAACTTCAATTTCCCGTGGCAATCGCGCGCGGCCAAGGAAAGATCACGGGCAAGGCAAAGTTCGCCCAGATCTTGGGCCTTCTCTATTCCGATATCTTTTTCGGGTTGACTCCGGCAACCGGTCAATTTGCGGTCTCCCAGCTGGAGGCTGCAACTGTGCCGGCGGCAACGCCATATACAGTAACCACTGCCAATGCAACGAACTTCAACGACGATCTCGGGGTCGTCTACGCTGGTAGCGGCAAACGCTTCAATCGGGTGACCACGCCCTCGGCCGCGGGACAATATTCAGTAAACTTCTCTACCGGCGCCTATAGCTTCTCCGCGGCAGACGCTAACGCCGCGCTTTTGCTCTCCTATACCTACAATGTTGCGGCGAGCGGCAGCAAGCTGACCATCACGAACCAGGTCATGGGAGTAACGCCGACGTTTAAGGCGACGTTTTACACGACTTATAACGGCAACGGAACAGCGCTCCGTCTCAACGCCTGTACCGCAAATAAACTGTCGTTTCCGACGAAGGTTGATACTTGGACGATTAGCGAACTTGACTTTAGTGCGTTCGCCGATGCTTCCGGCACCATCGGCTACCTCAGCACGGTAGAGTGATGATTCCTGGTGTCGAAGTGGCGATGGGCGGCCAGGATTGGCTGGTCCCGCCGCTTACACTGGGTCAGCTTCGGCGCCTGATGCCCAAGGTTCGGCAGCTAACCGAAATCGGTGCATCGATGGGTGAGCCGCAGATCGGGGTCCTCGTAGAAATAGTTGCTGCCGCGTTACAGCGAAACTATCCCGATCTGACGATCGAGACCGTCGAGAATCTGCTAGACCTCGGCAATGCCG